ACGGTAACGACCCGGCGCATGGTGTCGGGGCCGTTCATGTACTCGTTCGGGTCGATGGTGCCGTTCACATCGACCAGCGTCCCTGTCCGAAGCCCGACTTTCACAGCTTTAGAAAGAGGGATGCCCACAGGATAGTAATCCTGCGGCTTCATCCCTCCCATCAGGTGAAAGCGGGATTCCGGGCAGAAGAAGCCATTATAGCCTTTCCCCAAAGCAATCAGGTGTCGAACTACTTGTGCTTCCATACTCGGAATCCTCCTCGATCAATGATTAGACGCTACGCACCTTGTAGACCGGGGTGTCGGGGTACGACTTGTCCATCGAGATGTTCTTTGCGACGGCGATGGCTTTGCCTTCGTTCAGGATGCCGATGCCGTAGCGCTCGATCATCTTGATGTTGCGGATGTCACGCGACGGATCGTTGAACTCGTCCGTCTTGATGTCGTCCTTCACCAGCAGTACGCCGATGTTGTTGCGGTCTACGCAGTACAGGTCGAAGCGACGGTTCTTCTTGTCCAGCGGGATGAACGGGCTCAGTTGCACGTTGAAGCTGAACGGGATACGGCCTTGGATGGAATCCGGGCCGAGCTTCAGCGTCGTCGGTTGGCCTTTTACCGGATAGTTGGTGTACGGCGAAGCCAACAGCGAGCCGGTCAGTTCGTTCTTCGCGAAGACCGTCCACACCAGCGGGTGCATCAGGATGTCGGTCGGCGTATATTCGTTCGCCATGACCGCAATGATGAGGTCGAGGAAGTCCTCCGCCGAAAACGTGTCGTTGTAGTTGCCGTTGGCGTCCAGCCCGGTCGTACCGGCTTCCGGCGTCGTCGCACGCAGAGCGTTGTCGAAGACCGTATGGCCGTGCTTGCGGAACTGGTTGAAGCATTTTTGCTCCTTGTGACGCGCCATTGCGCGACCCGCTTGCTTGATCATCATCGCGATGATATCCCATTGACTGTCGCTCACCATTTCCTCGGTGAACTGGAGACGCAGGCCCACTTTGCCGACCCGAATCTCCGGCGTTTCGTGGGTTTGCCAGTCGATGGTTTCTTGCGGAATTTCCTGACCTTCGGCAACGTCATGCGCTCTCATCGGGCCGATGGACGGGAAGATCATGGATTGACCGGATTTCAGCCGGATCTTCGTCAGCATCTTCGTGCCGATGTAGAGCGGCTCTGCCGCTTCGCGCATCGTGCCGATGACGACCCGGGGGATCAGCACTTGAGCCGACGGAGTCGCCAAGAACTCGGAGAGCTTGACCGTGTTCTCAACGAGTTCGCCCTCCATCATTTTCTTGAAGTCCTCCATCAATTGCTGTTCCTGCTCGTTCAGTTCGAGCATTCTGATTTCGGCTTCGGACAGTTGTTGCCCATTCTCCAGCTTCCTGCGGAGCGACTCTTGGAGCTTTTTCGGATCCATCTTCATGATTTATGTATCCTCCTTTAAGGACATCGCTGAGATTGTCTGGAATGATAGGGGGCTGGTTAGCCCCCGCAGATTAGAACTTCAGCAGAATCCGTACAGCCGCCCGGACGCCCTTGAAGTCCAGATGAGCCGGAGTGCCGAAGAACTCGCAACGGAACTTGATGTTCACGTTTTGGTTTGCGCCCACGTTGGACGGAACCGTGTAGCTGACGATGCCGTTCGTCAGGTCGATAGTCCAGCTATTCGCCGGAGGTTCGACACCGTCGATCAGCACGACCGTCGAGCCGTTGATGATGTTCTTCTTGCCGAGGTTGAACTGAACAACCGTATTGGCGGCGGTTCCAGCTTGGATAACGTAATCCATGCTGTGTACCGTTTCTGCGCGTTGGCGACCGTCCGTGAGGCCCGGAATGCCGGATGCGTCGTTCGGCGTGGTATAGTATTGGCTGAAGTAGCCGTTCTCGCCGGTCTTGCCGAGGCGTTTGTACTCAGGGTCGAACGGATAGCCGCCGTCGGTCGGAGCCGAGTAGCCGGACTTGTTGACCGGGCCGTCTTGGTCTTGACGGCGAGCCGCCTCATCCCACATAACCCATTTCAGCCAGCCGTAGATTTCCTGATCGTCTTCGATCTCGCCGACTTGGCCGATGATGTCTGCCGGGCTGTGACCAGCCGCCGGATCCCACTTGATGAATTGGCCGAACGTAGCCGGATCGCGGCTCCACGTCACGAGATCGTTCGGCGCAAGCGGGCCGTTGACCGCGCCCCATTTGTGAGCCGCCGCATCGTCCTTGTTCGGGAACCACGGCAGTTCGATGTAGTCGCGCGTAATGACGGAGGGTTGATTGCCGTCCAAGAAGTCTTCCCAATGCTTGGTGAAGTTGTACGGCGCGACGCCGAACGGACGGATCGTGTCAGTTGCGATGGTCAGGGCGTTCTTGTAGAAGCCGAGCGCATCGTCCTTGTAGCGTTGCGGCGCAACGCCGACGAGATAGCCTTTCGGTACGACGACTTCCTTCTGGCCCGGGCCGCCGTAATCGTAGAAGAATCGGATCGGCAGGTTCGGATCCGTAATCCACTGTCCGGCGGGCGACATGCCGCCGGACTTGACAAGCGCGGTGTTGGAGCGCGTGCCCGGCTTGCGTCTTGCACTTGCTTCAAAAATAGCCATCTTGCTATTCCTCCTTTGATTACACCCGCTGACTCATGGTTCTGACCATCGTTTCTTCGAGGTCAGCCATAGTCGGAGCTTTGTTCGGCTTTTTAGCCGTGGATTCGGTGATGTCACCGTCGCCACCTTCCACGTCTTCGCCTACGGCGAGGCCCGGGGAGGTTACTCGCTTGACTTGACGTTGACCGCTTTTCAGCAGGTCTTGGATGGTCGATTCAAGCACCTTGGGGGTCGATTGCATCCAGCTTTCCAGCAGAGACTCACGGTCTTCCGCTTTGTCCTTGCCCTGCATGATCCGAAGGTCTACCACCCGCTCAGCCAACAGCTTCTTGCTGAATCGAGCGAGTCTGAGGTTTTGCTCTTGGAAGGTATTCCGTTCTTCCTCTGCGGAAGCAAGGTTTTGTTGAGCCTCCTGCAATTGGCCTTGCAGGTCTTGGATCGTTGTATTTGCTTCAGACAACTGTGCCGTCAGCGTTGCGTTTTGCGCTTCCGCCTGCTCGGCACGAGCCGTCAGAGAGCCGATTGTCTCATCCTTCTCAGCGATCAGAGCTTCAAGGCGTTTGACTTTTTCTTCGAGCGATTCATCGTCGCCGGAATCATCTCCGTCCTCGCCACCTTCGCCTCCGTCGGCGCTGTTGTCACCGGCGTCGTCAGCGTTGTCTTCATCGCCGCCGTCATCGCCGCCAGCGTCTTCTTCGTCGTCGGAGTCATCATCGTCGGCGCTTTCTTCGATGTCGTCCTCGAAGTCCTCTTGCTCATCGTCTTCATGATCGTCCTCGGTCAGTTGACCGACCAAGTCGATGTCCGACATTTCGCCGAGTTTTTTGCCTTGCTTCTCCGACGTTTCGCCGGGTTTGTCCTGCTTCTTGTTCTTGGCTTTTTTCACACCATCGCCTCCTTCCCCTGTCACCAGTTCTGCCGCGATTACTTGAGAGTACACATCGGCAGGCATATTGACGAACGAGATTTCGTCACCCGTGTACTCCCCGATAATCCAGTGGGTCGGCTCGGATTTGCCCTCGTACTTTTTGCCTCTCCAGTGACCGCAGAAGCCTTCGGATACGAGGTTCTTGCCGCACGTACTGCATACCACCTTATTCGCCGAACCGCCGACAGATAGGGTGAGATATCGTCCATCGAGTACCTTGTCGATGGCTTCCTGATCGGTGATCTCCAGCTTCATGCGGACGGTGAATTTGCCCGCCGTCAGCGTGGATTCCACGTATTCCGCATGTATGATACGACCCAAAGGTTCGGAATACTCGTTATGGTTCTTCAAGATGGGCTTTTTGTGAGGGCTCGTCCATGTTGGTACGCTCGCTTCCAGCGTCTCCCCGGGATAGAACGTCAAGTTCTTCGTCATTCCGGTATGGATGCCTTCGACGGTTACGATCAGCTTGCGCTTACCGTTGCCGCCCGCGCTTTCCTTCAACTTGATGCCCTCATTTTTCTGCTTTAGGCTTTCACGAAGTTCGCCCTCAGCAAAGCGCATCTCCAAGCGTTGAATGAGTTTGATCGGCTCGCCTTTAACGATTCGTTGCTCCAGACGCTTCTTCATTGCCTTCCACCTCCTTCTCCTTGGCGTATGTGTCCAATGCCTTTGTTGCGATGGCCCCGAGCCGATCCTTGAAGATATCGAACACCGTCTCTGCGATTTCCGTAGAATGCGATGCCGCCTCTACACCATACATGTCAATGGCGTCCGCGATTTTCTGACGGATATCCATCAGCATCCGTTTGTACGGAACCCGGAACGCCTGCGCGATGTTCTCGCCAAGCATCTGTTCGGTGATCTCCAAGAACCGTCCTTCCGTATGGGCGACCGCACCAGCAATTGTCCGAAGGTGGGCTGTGCCGCCCTCCTTGTGGTAACGAATCACCAAGGTTTTGACAGCATCACTCAGCATTGAATATTCGTTAAACATCTCTTTCAGATAACGCACTTCAATTGAGTTCGTCGTTTTCTTCGGAGATGATTTAACCCCATGTTGGTTGGCGGGCTTGGTCTTATTGTCCGTCGCCGCTTTCTTCTTGTCTTGATCGGTGCTCGCCGAGCCGCCCGCCGCTCCTCCGAGCGCGGCCTCTGCTTCAAGCGTCGCAATCGTGACAAGTTGCAGGTGCATCCGGCTTCGTTGTTCACCGTCTTCAATCGGATCACGTCCGATCAGTTGACGCATTTCGTCTTCCGTGATGGCGTTATGCTCGTACAGGAACACCGCTTGATTTTCCTTCTTGATCTGCGAATCCATGTCGATTTCGTAGAAGGTGAAGT